CCAAGGAACATTACTATTCTTAGTGCTGGTAATGATAGTGGTATATCTTTTACCGCTGTTGGTACAGATGAGACAGGTACTGCAGTTTCAGAGTCTATAACAGGCGCGAATGCTGGTACGGCTACAGGTACACAGCTTTTTGCTACTATAACTTCTATTACAGCGGTAGGTAATCCTGCAGGAAATGTTAGCGCAGGATCAGGTACTAGTTGCTGTGGTGTTATATCTTTGTCTCGTTGTCGTTTGCGCGGCATTTATGTGGTTAATGGTAGCGGGGCAGCAACGATAGTTTTCAGAGAAGGATCTAGCACAGGCTCGATAGTTATGCAGTTTGCGACTGTTGCGGGAGTTACCACTAACTCTTACCCTGACGTTCCAGATGACGGTCTTTTGTTTAAGAACGGAGGGTACGTTACGTTTACTGCTGTTACTGATCTGACGGCAATGACTACGTTCTTCTCATAAGGAACTAGAAAATGGCTACATCAGGAAGTAGAGACTTTGAGCCAGATGTTGCGGAATATATTGAGGAAGCATTTGAACGATGTGGCCTTGAGTTTCGCACAGGTTATGACGGGGTTACCGCAAGGCGATCCCTTAACCTCTTGCTTGCTGATTGGGCAAACAGGGGCTTAAACCAATGGACGATAACTAACTCAGCAACTACGTTGACTGAAGCAGATGAGTTTATTGATTTAACAGCATCAACCATTGACGTACTAGACGTTGTTATTAGAAGAACGGTTGGAGGAACGGCTACCGATATATCTATGAGTCAAGTAGGTAGATCTGAATACTGGAACATTCCAAGCAAGTCTACGAAAGCTCGTCCTACGCAATGGTTCTTAGATAAGCAAGTTACTCCCAGATTGTATATTTGGCCTGCTTCTGAAAATAGCACAGATCAACTGATTATAAATCGCTTGATTCGTGTTGAAGATGCAGATGCCAGTATTAATACGGTAGATATGCCATTCAGATTTTACCCGTGCTTGGCCGCAGGTTTGGCTTATTACATTGGTTTGAAAAGAGCTCCTGATAGAGTGCCAATGTTAAAAGGTATTTATGAAGAAGAGTTCCAAAGAGCGGCAGATCAAGATAGCGGCACAGCTTCTTTAAAAATTGCCCCAGGTCTGTTCTCTATTAGGAGGGCGTGATGGCTTATGCTTCTGGCAAATACGCTCTTGCCATATGTGACAGATGCGGCTTTGAAAAAAAATACTCTAAGTTAATAAAAGAATGGACTGGGTTCATGGTCTGTTCTGAATGCTATGAGCCAAAAAGCCCACAGCTAATGACATCCAGAAGAGTCGCAGATCATGAGGCTTTAAAAAATCCTCGCCCTCCAACAAATGTAGAAGAGCAAAGAAACATTCAGTGGGGTTTTGACCCGGTTGGATTTATGGGTGATGAGGCTTTAACGCCAGATACCCTGCGTGGTAATGGGGGAGTTGGTCAGGTTGAGGTAACCACAACATGAGTTTTACTTACGCTACTTTAAAAACAGCAATACAAAATTATTGTGAAACTGCAGAGACTACGTTTGTCGCTACGCTTCCTACTTTTATACAAGAAGCTGAAGAAAGAATACTGAAGAATGTTGAAATGCCAGTATTCAGAAGAAACCAAACGGGGACTATAGGGTCTGGAAATATTTATTTAAATGCGCCAGATGATTTTCTAGCGCCATACAGCCTTGCTGTATCTTCAAACGATGCTTACTCATACTTATTGTTTAAGCATGTTTCTTTTATTAGAGACTATTCTCCAAACCCAGCTACTACTGGGGTTCCAAAGTACTACGCTTTATTTGATGACGATAGCTTTATTATGGCTCCAGCTTCAAACGGTACATATACTGTTGAGTTGCATTACAAATATCGTCCAGCATCATTATCTGCTGGAGCCGATAGCGGTACAACCTGGTTGTCTACTAACGCACCAGATGCTTTGCTTTACGGATCTCTAGTAGAAGCAGCGACATTCTTAAAAACGCCTGAAGAAACGGCTCTCTATCAACAGCGTTTTGATATGGCAATACAAGGCTTAAAGAAACTTGGCGAAGGCTACGGTGCAAGAGATGAATTTAGATATGATATTGCTAAGGGGTAAGCATGTTTGATATGGAAGTAAAGATGTCCCCTGGGGACATTAGCGTTCAGACAACATCTGAAAGAGGTCACACTCCAGAAGAGTTGTCAGCTAACGCTGTAGCTAAGATAATTAATATATCTGAAACTGCAGACCCGATTATAAAACATCAGGCTGAAGCGTTTAGAGAGAGAATGTTTCATGTAATTGTTCACGCTTTAAATCAAGGTATTAAAAGCGACAGAACTACACTTTATAATGAATTTAAAAAACAAGGTCACGATGATGTGGCTGAAATATTGAGGAAACTCTAATGGCTATCAGTCAGGCAATGTGTACTTCTTTTAAAAAAGAACTACTTCAAGGTGTGCATAACTTTACAAGCGGATCTGGAGGAGGAACAACTACCTCTACAGGTTCAGGAAATGCATTTAAGCTTGCTTTGTTTACAAGTAGCGCAAGTTTAGGAGCAACAACAACTGCCTACAGTTCTTCTAACGAGTCTAGTGGCACAGGTTATTCTTCTGGAGGAGCCGCGTTAACTAACGTAACTCCAACTACAGCTAGTACAACAGCCTTAACAGATTTTGCAGACTTGACGTTTAGCAGTTCAAGCATTACCGCTAGAGGAGCTATGATATATAACTCTTCAACAACAGCAGGTTCTGCAAACAGAGCAGTTTTAATACTAGACTTTGGTTCAGACAAAGCATCTTCATCTGGAGACTTTACAATTAGTTTTCCAACAGCGGATGCTAGTAGCGCGATTATCAGGATTGCCTAGTGTCTGATGTAACCATACTATTTACGGGTTATAACAGCTTAACCCAGACGTATAACGTAGGTGGTTACAATGAAGATGTAGCTTTTCCTGCGCTTGCAAGCGGCCAGGGAAGCGTTACTGTAGTTGAAGGTTCTGGAGTTACAGTATCTGTAACAGGAATTGCAGGAACTTCTGCAGTAGGAAGCCCTAATATTATTGATGGCGATGGGCTTGTTGTCTTCGTTACAGGCATTTCAGCAGGCGCTACCGCAGGAAATACTTCAGAATCTGCTGGAGGAGGTCTTACTGTAGGCGTTACTGGCCTCTTGCTAACAGGCTCGGCGGGGAATATAAACGTATGGGGACCAGTTGGTCCAGGACCAGATCCTAATTGGAATCCTGTATCGACATCACAAACACCAAATTGGATAGAGGTGGCGGCGTAAGTTATGGCGGCAACATATGTAAACAATCTAAGAGTCGCAGAGCCTGGTAATGGCGATGCTAATTGGGGTGTAACAACAAATTCATCTCTTGAAATTATAGGTGAAGCTTTAGGTATTGGCTCTGAAGCCATAACAACCAACGCAGATACGCACACCTCTACAGTAGCGGATGGCGCTTCAGATCAAGCAAGAGCGTTTCACCTTAAATATACAGGCACACTAGATTCAGCCTGTACTATTACTATTGCACCAAACACAATGAAGCGGGTTCAGATAATAGAAAACGCTACAAGTGGTGGGCATTCTATTATTATCAGCCAAGGTAGTGGCGCAAATGTCACAATCCTGAACGGCACAAAGAAAATAATTTATCTTGATGGCGCTGGTTCTGGCGCAGCGGTTGTTGATGTAACAACAGCGTCCTTTGGTTCTCAGGCTTTTTATCTTCCTGCTGGATCTACAGGTAATAGGCCAACAGGTGTGGCTGGAGCTTTTAGGTACAACTCTACAACATCAGAGTTTGAAGGTTATACAGACGCATGGGGCTCTATTGGTGGAGGCGCAACTAATGTTTCTCTTACAGAAGCAACAGGTAATGGCAGCACGACTGCCTTTACTTTGTCCACAGCCCCCGGCACTGAAAACAATACACAGGTATTTTTAGATGGTGTGTACCAAGAGAAAGGTACTTACGCTGTAAGTGGTTCAACGCTTACTTTTTCTACTGCACCTCCTAATGGGACAAGTATTGAAGTCACAGGATTTACAGAGTCTTCAGTAGGCACTCCCGGCGATGGCACTGTAACTTTAGCTAAGATGGCGGCTAATAGTGTAGACAGCCCACAGTATGTAGACGGAAGTATTGACACCGCTCACATAGCAGATGATCAGGTAACAGGCGCTAAACTTGCAAACAGTGTGGACGTTACTACTGGCGTTACTGTAGGAGGAGCCTCTAACGGAGTTGCTATCACTAACGGTCAGATAGCCTTAAAGAACTCTGGAACAGTTTCTAAGTTAGACTTTTACTGCGAACAATCTAACGCTCACTACACTCGCCTACAGTCAGCCCCTCACGGGTCTTACTCAGGGAATGTTGTTCTTACGCTTCCCGCTAGTGACGGCGATGCCTCACAGTTTCTACAGACAAACGGTTCGGGTGTTACAAGCTGGGCAACAGTGTCTATTCCAGCAAGTGCTTACAATGTTTGGCTAGTGAAGACAGGTGCGTTTACAGCGGCTTCTGGTGACCAGTTAGTTTGCGCTTCGGGTTCCGCATTCACCATAACGCTACCCGCTGGCTCCGCAGGTAACACAGTCATTATATCTAACGCTGGGGCTGGCTTAGTAACAATAGCTAGAAACGGTTCACAGAAGATTAATTCGGTTGCTGCCGATGGAACTTTACCAAACGGGAACAGTACGCAGCTTGTCTACACAAACGACACAATTGGCTGGTTCCAAGTCTAGGAGAATAACATGGCAGTTTTAGGTCAAGTTGCAACAGAAGCATTTCCCCAACTCACAATTACCCAAAGCCAAACTTGGGTTCCCCCGCAAGATGGGACAGTTTGCATTCATGTTGTAGGTGCTGGAGGAGGCGGTAGATCAGTAAGTAACGCTTGTCATAGCGGAGGCGCAGGAGCTTACGCAAAAATACCTTCGCTGGCTGTAACTACTTCTGGCTCATACGCGCTAGTGGTTGGCGTTGGAGGTGCGGGCGGTTACCAAGGCGCTAATGGTGGTAATGGTGGGGGTTCATCTATATCGGGTACAGGTTTAACGGGAACAAAAACTTGCGGGGGCGGTGTTGGTGGCATTAACGCCAGTAACGGTGGTGGAGGATCAGTTTCAGGGTCTGGAGAAAGCTGGGCAGGGTATTCGGGCGGTGCTGGTACTACTGAAGGTGGAGGGGCTGTAGGGATATATGCCACGGGACAAGCTGGGACTAATTATGGTGGTGGGATGACTGACGCTCAATCTGGAGGATTGGCAATGTCCGGTTTCGGAATGATTTGCGGGGGTTCTCAACCATCACCTGTGCAATATCTTCTCACTAACTATTACCCTTCCATAAACAAAGCCGATGATTTGTGCGGCGGTGGAGCCTTACAGTATTCAAATATTAATGGCTGGGTGCAGTCCAGTAGTGGTGGTATTGGAGGTGGAGGTGGAGGGTGTAGAAATGCTAACAATGCAAACAACGCCTACGCTGGTAAAGGTGGCGATGGCATTATCTTAATCCAGTATCTACCGTAGTAAGGAGAAAATTATGAGTAACTTATGGGTAATAAAAGACGCTGACGGCAACATAACAAACCCTTGCATAAAAGGAACAGAAGAGTTCGTAGCTGCAAATTTTGATTATTATGAGGCGTTTGTAGAACCGGAAGTACCTGCTTTAACGGCTGGACAAGAAGCAAGGCAGTGGCGAGATATGGAGCTTTTTGCAACAGACCAAGCCTCCCAGACTCCCGATTGGCCCAACCGCGACAATATAATTTTATACAGAGCAGCACTTAGAGCGTGGCCTTCAACATCTGATTTCCCAGACACCAAGCCCACATTAGGGAGCTAACCAATGGCGTTAACACAAGTAAAAACAAGTGTCCTTGCGGATGATGCGGTCACTGTAGCTAAGATGGCTGTAAACAGCGTAGATAGTGATCAATATGTGGACGGGTCTATTGATACAGCGCACATAGCAGATGATCAAGTAACTGGGGCTAAACTCGCAAACAACATTGATATCGCGGGAACGCTGGACGTTACAGGGCTACTCACGGCAGATGCTGGGGTAACCGTAGTTGGTGCGCTTACTCTGGGCGGTACTGCTGTTACATCTACAGCCGCAGAGCTAAACATCCTTGATGGAGTCACTGCTACCGCAGCAGAGGTAAACTACTTAGATATTGCCGTTTTAGGGTTAACACAACCGTCTAAGTCGGTAACGGCAGATGCTAATGGTGTAGTAACGCACGATGCTGGTATCTCTGAAGAGTACACATCGGTTACCTCATCAAGCAACGTAGTTTCCTTGAATTTACAGCTAGGCAACAATTTTAGCCATGACTTGACTGAGAACACTACGATTTCTTTTACCAATCCCGCAGACAGCGGAAAGGTAAGCGCAGCTACATTGCGTATCATACAAGGCTCAACGGCTAGAACGATAACGTGGAACTCAAGCATCAAGTGGGCGGCTGCTACAGCCCCAGTTTTGAGCACGGGGAGCGGTAACGTAGATGTGTTTGTGTTCTACACGGTGGACAATGGTACAACCTACTATGGATTCACAGCCGGACAGGTAATGAGCTAATGACCGTTGCTACTAAAATAATGATGGGTAGTGGTGCTGTAGCTGAAGCCTACGAGATAGAGCAGTCTATTATTTATAACAGTGCCAGCAACTCACAAATGTACTTTGATCCGTCATCAAACTTTACTTCTGAAACAGTATTTACATTCTCAACGTGGGTAAAAAGAGCGAGTACTGGAGCTAGTCAACGCTTGCTAACTGCTGGTTATTATACTGACGGTAATAATCAAAGTGGTATGAGTATACAGTTTCATAGCTCAGACGTGTTGCGTGTAAATTTGAAAAGAGTAGGAGGTGTAACCTACAATAATCAAAATATAGATAGCGCAGCCGTCTTTAGAGATCCTGCCGCTTGGTATCACATTTTAGTGACCAGAAACGGAACTGCAATAAAAGGTTACGTTAATGGAGTTGAAGTATTAAGCGGAACAATGACGGCAAACTCTGTTGTCGGTATACAGAATACTTACCCCGTAATGGTTGGTGTATCTTCTAAACCGACAAGCAGTGCCATCGGCGCATATCAAAGTTTTAACGGAAATCTAGCAGAAACACATTTTATCGACGGCACTGCAAAAGCAACAAGTGACTTCGGAGAAACCAACTCAGACACAGGGCAGTGGATACCCAAAGAATACAGCGGTAGTTACGGCACTAATGGCTGCTATATGAAGTTTGCAAGCGGTGCTATAGGTACTGATAGCTCTGGAGAAGGCAATAACTACACTGTAAGTAACCTTGCCAACTCTGACGTTGTCATCGACACGCCTACAAACAACTTTGCTACTTATGACCCGAATGTTCCTACATCATACTATGTGTTCTCTGAAGGTAACTTAAAAGTAACTGTTCCTAACCAGTGGAGAATAACAATTGCATCAATGGGAGTATCAACTGGAAAATGGTACTGGGAGCAGTTAGTAAGCAGCGGCACACAGAACACGCATTTTGGGTTTTGTGATGATTCAGCATTCTTTTTGGATGCTGGTAATTATGTCGGGTATAAACCGGGGTCTTGGTCTTATGCCGGATCTAACGGGAAGTTGTACAACAACGGTGGAATAATTGGGTCAACTTTAACAGTAACTTCTACTGACGGAGGAAAGATAGGTATTGCAATGGATTTAGACAACCAAAAAGTTTGGTTTTCTTTAAACGGTACTTGGATGGGTACAAATGCTAACCCTTCAACTGGAGCAGGTGCTGCTATTACAAATATAGTAGCGGGTGATACTTACTATCCTGCCACTACTGTATATGGTCTTTCGAGTACAGCAAACTTTGGTCAGAACGGTACGTTTAGTGGTGTAGCAACAGCCGGTGGAAACGCAGACACTAACGGTATTGGAGATTTCTTTTACGCTGTACCTACTGGATTTAAAGCTCTCTGCACCGCGAACCTCCCAGACCCAGCAATCCCCCTGCCGTCAGCGCATTTTAATACGGTGTTGTATACGGGTAACGGTGGAACAAACGCAATTACAGGCGTTGGCTTTCAACCTGATTGGGTTTGGGCAAAAGTGCGAGACGAAGCTTATTCTCACGGTTTATTCGACGCTGTTCGGGGGGTCACTAAAAAATTATCCAGCAACCTTACTAACGCAGAAGTAACCGACAGCGGTTTAACTGCTTTTGGTTCTGACGGTTTTACAATGGGCAGCGATGCGGGAATGAATGGAAGTAGTAAAACCTATGTCGCTTGGAACTGGAAAGCCAATGGAGCAGGGTCAACAAATAATGATGGTAATCAAGCCTCTGTAGTCTCAGCAAACCAAGCGGCTGGGTTTAGCATAGCTACTTATACAGGAACAGGTTCTTACGCAACTTACGGTCATGGTCTTGGAGTTATTCCTGAAGTTACCTTAACAAAAAGCAGAAGTGCGGCAGGTGATGGGTACTTCGTAACCACCGCAATAGATGGATCAGTAGATTATTTAGTATTAAATACGACTGCGGCTAAAGGAAACGGCTCTGCAACGGCTTCTACTACATCTGTTTTTTACTCTAACTACCCTAACAACCAAACGGTTGTGGCTTATAATTTCGCCTCAAAACCCGGCTTCAGCAAAATTGGCTCTTATACCGGCAATGGAAATGATCCAGATGGGCCATTTGTTAATTTAGGTTTCAAACCTGCTTGGGTGTTGATTAAAGATACAACAGGATCTAGTAATGGTTGGATTCTATTTGACTCAGCAAGAAGCCCTTTCAATGAAGTTGGTCTTTATCTTTTACCGAATTCTTCTGCGGCTGAAGCAGACTATGACCGAATTGATTTATTAAGTAACGGTTTTAAGTTAAGGCACAATTATGGGGGTGATAACGCCAACAATTCTGTCTACCTCTACATGGCTTTCGCAGAGTCACCCTTCAAAACAGCCAACGCCCGATAACACAGGAGAATATAATGTACGCACAGATTAAAGATGGGGCGATAGCGGCGACAGGTACGCTCAAGCAGTTGTTCCCCAATACTTCATTCCCAGCAGGGGTAGCCGACAGCGACTTCAAGACAGCCAACGGCCTACAAGACGTCGTGCTTGGGGAGCAG